CCCAGGCTCAAACGTCGGTAACGGTTCTCCTTCGACCAGCACTCGTCTCCTCAGATCTCCTGGAAGATCGTGCGCCCTCAGATCCTCATCACCCTCAGCAGTTCGAAGCTCGTGCAAGTATTGACACACGGCGCTAACGACATTCGTTTGGTTGTATATCTGTAAAAGGATGATGAGTCCATCTACAGACGAGAGAGCGTATCCACCAAGTCTGACAAGTGATCTTTTCTTGTCCTGCTTTTGATGCCTTTCTGGAAAGGCCATCCTGGAGATAAGCTCACGATGTGGACGACGTGCACGTCCGTACTTCCATGAATGTCCAATGAAATGAACACCTTTAGTGTTCGAATCACGGGAACTGATGATTGACGACTTCTTCACGTTCAGTTTGAATCCGAGTTTCTCAGCTTCGCGTGCAACGGCGTCCAACTCGACGTACACGTCACTGCCTACAACTGCGTCATCTCCCATTACGAGAAGTTGATCGTGGCCAAGCGCATTGCCCGTAAGTGAGATCCATATGAAATTCAACAGATACACGTTGACCATGGAGTCTATCAACGAGGTAAAAGCTGAACCACTGGGTACTCCCTTGTGCACCTGATAGACGTTACCGTCTGGTAGAACGATTCTAGTGTGAATAAAATCATTCACATAACGCCAATAGAGATCGTTCTCCACGTCGTCAAGATCGAGCATTGTTCGAATGACGTCGAACATGTCTCTGATCAGGCCTGCGGAGATACTAGCATCAAATTGACTCCAGTCAATTGAATACAGGTATCTGAACTTTCCGCTCATTTCTGAGAGGATCGCTCCCTCTTCATAGTGCTTGAGGCCCCAGATGTATGGACGGTTTCGCGCCAAAATTTCTTGAACCGGCTTGGAGAAAGCCAGACCAATAATTGTCGTAGGAAGCGGCGCCATCCATACCAGCCTAGTCTTTGGACCAGGGTCCGAAGGCTGAACACGACGACCAAAAAGATAGGGATCAAAGCCCCTCTCTCCGTGATATATCGCGCGAGCCAATCGTGTCCCGGCATCCAAGACATCGCGATTGAAAGCGAGCAAAGGGAGGCCAGCATAAGAGCTGAGATGAATGTGATGCTCCACCACTTCATCCAGAGGAAGAGGCTTTCGCCTTCTTTCAATACCACCCGCTGCGCTATAGACCGAACGTAGCGCAAGTCTGTGGACCTGCCCATCGTTGGATCCACGATTTCTCTCAGCGTGTACTCCATCTCGATTACTGGGTATGGTAATTCCCCAGTTAGCTTCCCGATCGCCAAGAACAACAGATCTCGGTCGGTCGGTTCTCCTCCTTCTTTCTTCGAGATGAGGAACTTCGGCCTTAGCGGATCCTTTCGAGCCATTGGCTCGGAGGACTTCCGTTGAACGGGAACGTCGGGAGCATGTACATCCACGTTCTCGTTTTCCGGCTCGAGGTCCGTCTGATGCGGAGAGATGAATAGGACATCCGTAAGCACAGATGGCTTTCTCCACCCATTGATCCGAG